GCCAGCCCTGCCAGCACTCTCCAGCGCCTCTTGAGTCTACGCGCCTACAACAAATGAGAACTGTACGGTGTACCCTACGGCTTGCGTACAGGCCCCAGGAGCCACGATCAGCCCCTGGGGTACCCTACCTACTAAGCCGCGTCGATTGCACCCACAGCGGTCACCGTGGCGTCCACCTGGGCGTTAATCTCGGCCACAGTGAAGCGGCCAAGCTGGGTGGAGGGGCGGTTCGTGCCTTGGTGGTAATCCTCAAGCATCTTCGCGAGCTTCGTGCAAGCCACGTACGCTGCGTCGAGTTGGGCTACGGTCTTGTTTGCTACGGTCATGGTTTTTCTCCAAAGAAGTCACGGACGGTCTGTACCACACCGCGACAGGTACTGTGCCCTTCACGGGCGGTAAGGAAGCCCTCGGCCAGTTCCCCGTTCGTTCGGGGAGCCTGGGCTTCAGGCAGGGTCAGGCACTCTTGTAGGAGCGCCGTGGGTACTTCAAACCGATCAGGCACTGTCTGGGTACTAGCGCAGGCTGTCAGCAATACCAGCGGGCAGAGGCTGGTTATACCAATCCTCAGCAGCCGGGTCAGAGCGTCTTGCATTCTCGATTCCTTTACGGGAGGTGCTGGCCCGATCACGGGCTTCCCTGGCAGCATCCTGGGCTTGGCGAGTAGCATCCCGCTCTCGCTGTAGCTGGGACTCCAAGGACTGCACAGTACCCTCCAGGAGGGCCGTCCTGGCCTTCAGGGCGGCGTTCTTAGCCCCGGTGCTATGTACCCACACACCCAGGCCGATAATCGCTCCTACAGCCGCTATTCCGGCCAGTACCTTCCAGTTCTTGAGTAGGTTCACAATCCAGAGGTACATACGGCGTACTCCTGTACACGGCGGTTCACGAGGCCCTTGGCCACCACCTTGCGCTTTGTCTTGGGGTCTGTGATGTACACCCAGCGGTTCAACTGGTCACACGCTGCCCACCAGTCGCCTACCTTCAGCTTCTTGCGTAGGGTGCTGCTGCGGTACGCGCCGTCACCGACGTTGTACGCCCAGGAGATTGTAGCTGCGAGGACTTCCTTCGGGATGCTCGGGACATCCTTGATGACGTACTTGCCGATACGCTCTGCCTCGCCTTCCAGCAGGGCTTTGCACTCAGCCTCAGACCGAACCCAGCCCCGCTTTACGTTCTTCGTATTCCCGTAACAGTCCGTCAGGACACCAGCGATGTCTACGTACACACCATCGGGGTGACGGCCCTCCAGGCCAACCAGAAGCCCTACAGCGAGCGATACCGCCCCAGCCAGGGTTCCAGCCTTACCTCTTAGTTTGAAGGCCATTCTTGTGTTCCTTTCTCCATTTCCATGCGAGGTAGCCGATCTGCATAAGCAGGTACAGACCGCCTAGCAGCTTGATAGTATTGTCCAATGTGAATAGTCCTGCATGTTCTCCCACCAATGCGAGGGGGAAAGGTGCTGCGTTTCGGACTTGTGCCGCGAACTCTGTAATCCAGTCTCTCATGGACGCTTCCTCTTTATGTTCGGGATGCGCCCTAGTCTGGCAGCCGTTCCCTTCCGTTGTGTGTGTTGTTTATTCCACGCTGGGTCGTCGTACCCCATAGGGTTCGACATCCATGCTTCCGCCTCAGCCTTGCGGCGAGCCTCAGCAGCCTTGTCCTCGTCCAGGGCCAGCATGGCCTTGTAGTGGCGCACCAGCATAGCCAGTGCTTCGATACGGTCATCCTTCGGCAAGGACTGGCGGTCGGTCGTGATGTTCTCGATCTGGTAGAACAGCGACCGTTCTTTCCGCTTGTCAATGGTGTGCTGCTGGTTCCACTTCGCGTCGGACTCGAACACCTGCTTGTGCAGGATTACGCGGTGACGCTGCATGGCACTTACCAGGGAGTCAATAATGCGCCTCTCCTTCTGGCCAGTGCTGTACTGCCCCGCCACACCCACGTTCTTCAAGTCCTCATGCTTCGCCAGGATGGCCCGCAGGTTAATCTCGAACAGGCCGTGGCCCATGTTGGACTCGACAATGACATGGCTGATCTTATCGCGACGGATAATCTCGACCAGCTTCTCGCCGTTTTCCTCAGTGAGGCCACCCATGATACCACCCACATCCAGGGCGTGAATGTACGGCCCCACGGCGCAGCCAGTGGCGTAGCCAATCTCGTCGCCCCCGCCACCGGCAGGGTCAATGGTCATGATGCGGTCTTTCGGCAGCTCCACCCAGTCGCACTTCACATCCGGCACTGGGCGGTACATCACGGCACCAGTCACAGGGAACTGCGGGGGCAAGTCCACACGCAGCTCACGCACATCCCGGTGTACCAGGACTTCTGGTACGCGGTCTGGGTTGAAGTCAGCACACAGCAGGTCAGACAGCTTGAGCTGTTGCCGCAGTGCGTCCGCCAGCGAGGTGTCCAGCATGTACTGTAGCTGGAATCCTTCAGGCCCCTGGTCAAGTTCCTTCTCGATCAGTGCCTTATCATCGAACCGGCCTGGGTCAGTAGGTGCCCCACGGGTACCGTCGAGGCCGTGGCCACTGCCCAGCGAGGGGTCAGCGTCCAGCTTGTCTGCCACGTACGGGGCCAGGAGGCTGCCGTAGCGTTCCCGTTCCTCTGGGTTCGGGAATCGACCCGGCCAGATGCGTACCTCGAAGCCACGGTTCGGCAGGGTGTTGTAGATCGAATCTTTCGTCTGGGGAGTGCCCAGGTACAGAATGTCGCCGTGAGTGTTGATCGACGTGAACTCACGGGTGAGCGCCAGGAGAATCTGACGCTGGCCCACAGTCAGGCCGTTCTTTGTAGACTCAATGTCGTCTGGAATCAGCAAGTCAGCACGGCGACCTTGGAGGTTACCAGTGATACCGATACAGGCGACTGAGGGAGATTGGTCAATACCCTTCAGGACGTAGTTCACGTCGAAGGCGTCTGAGCCAGTCCGGTCTCCCATACGACGCTCGGGTCGCAGGTAGTCCAGCTTCTCCCAGTGCATAATCAGCTTGATGACGACAGCGGCGACTTCCGAAGCCTTGTCCTCACCGGCAGAGATAATCAGTACGCGGGTCTTAGGGTCACGCACCAAGCGCCATACCGCGTATAGGGCGGCGAGGGTGGACTTAGCCTCCCCTCGCTGTGCCATGACCATACGGAGTCTGGGGCCAGATTGCATGAACTCCGCGATGTCTGATTGCATGGCGGTGATGTCGAAGCCGAGGTACCGCAGGGCTTCTTCAGCGAAGTCCTTGAAGTCCTTGTATTCGTCCGCCATAATCATGGCAATGCGTAGCCTGAGTTCTGGCTCCATGTGTACTCCTTAGTTGATGTAGTCGCCTGTCGCTTTCGCGTCCTCAAGCATCTGTGCGACACTCCGTTCCTTGGACTGGCGGCTGTACTTCTCACGCAGCTCGTCCAGGGTACCGATGTCCTCGGGTTCGCAGGTTATCTCGTTGTCCTTCAGGAAGGTGCGGACTACCCCCATCGTGGCAGCATCCAGTGGAATACCGCCTCCGATCATGTTCCCTTCCTCGTCGTACTTCGGAGGCTCCATCGCCTCCTTCAGAGTCTGGGTGAGGTAGTCCGCGAACATCGCATGAAGGTCGGCCAACCGCGAACGTGGTGCGGCCTTACTCAATCTTCCCTCCGTTCAGGTTTAAGTCGGAACGCGAACATGCGTTTGCCGTCAGGGTCATTCCGGTAGAGCTTCCAGCCGAACTGGACGTGCATGTACTTGAACGCCCTGTCATACAGGAAGATGCCGGGGTGGTCGTACCGAAGCCCAAGTACGTGGTGCTTCACGTAGTACGCGGGGTTCCGCCATATCCACAGCACCCGGTTCACGTACCGGAGCCAGCCGGGGTTAAGCTCCGGCGACTCCGTGTTGAACCGTTTGAGTAACCAGTGCTTCCGGCCCATAGAGCCATAGGCGTACTGGTCAACGTGTGCGTCATGCGTGGTAATCCAGGCCCAGAACTGCACCAGCCACTCACCCGGCCTGGGGTCTCCGTACACACCCTTGGGAGGGTCGGTACGGACGAACACAGGCAAGGCTGCGACAGGGGCCAGGAGGAACGCTGCCAGGATTGACAGGATGTTCACTGGCCAGTACACTACGTATCGCAGAATTGCTTTCTTCATAAGGTTCCTTAGACGGGTGGGCCAATACGGGTGACGCGAACCAGTGCCGTAATATTCCGGGACGTCCCTGGGGTGTTTTCCTGGTACACTCGAAACTGAATGGAGCGCGGAGTGGACGATGTGCTCGTGATATTAAACATCCCGGAGCCGTTGGCCGAGTCCACTGTCGCAGGGTTTGCGTCTGACCCCGTGCGGAATGCGCCACCCGTTTGTAAGGGTTGACCTATGATATTCACCGTGGCAAACAAGCGGTTCGACGCATCGTTGCTCGAAATACTTATGTGTACTAGGTAAAGCCCCGGCCCTGGGACAGTCACGTAGGATGCACCCCTAGAAAATGAGCCGCGCTCCCACTGCACCCCCGCAGTGTTGCACGGGACAGGGGTGAGCGAGTTGTTAGGTACGCTGAAGATGGTAACCAAGCCAATCGTCTCAATCACATCCCTTAGTGTAGCGGGGGTGACTATGCGGGTGGAGTCAGTACCAGCACGAACCTCCGCAAGTGTGGCTAACTCAGCCGTACCCCGAACAGTCTCTGTGGCGTTTGCGCTTGACCCACGAATAGCCGTGGCCAGGGTACTGGGTGTGATGACGGTCGAGCTGTTCGACAGGGCCGTGGCCTCAGCCGACGTGGCCAACCGTACTGTGCCCTGCGTACCAGTCGAGGCATAATTCGATGAATCACGCAACGCTGCCTGGAATCCCGATGGCGTAACCACTACGACGCTGCTGGTTCCGGCAATCACCTCAGCCGAGGTGGCCAGCTCCACAATACCCTTCGAGGTCGTGGTGGCGTCGCCCGGAAGCGGGATGTCCTGGTTCCGAGGTATCTCGGTCGGGCCTGTCCCAACAGTGGCGGTAGCCGCAGTACCCAGTCCCAG